AACTCTGTTGGTGGTGTGAGTTCGGCTAACTCTTTGGCAATGTCGCTGATTGTTTTTGCAGGAATCCCGCAGGCACAACCATCACGCTCACACATTTCTTGCCTCGGTTTCTCCATTGCAGGCAACCGATAGATCATTGCTGAAAGGTCTAAAGTACGGGCAGTAATTGCACATACGGCTTGGTGTTGCAGGAATCAGCGGCCACATTGCAGGATTTTCCTCAACATCAATGGTTGATAGCAATGAATAGACTGAATCAAGGCGAGCAAGTGCATCAAGTGCTGCCTGCTCATCGTAATCAAATAATTCAATGTGCATATCTTCAATGGAACCGCCTGTCGGCAGGTAGATCAAGCCAACCTTGTTAACTGTTACGCCAGTTTGTGCCTTGCCGTAACCGTAAAGCTGAACCTGAGTAATCTGTTGGCTGGTTGCACCTTCACTGCGCTTGGCCTTTACGCCCGCTGGTGATGTGGTTTTCCAGTCCAACACATAACCTTTTTCAATATCCCAAAGGTCAATAGTGCCTGAAAGATTGGCGCGGATTTGAACCTTTTGTTCGACCTCGTAACGATCAGGCATCTTTGCAAAAATCTGCTCCAAAAATGAATGGATGGCGGAACCCACATTTGCTGACCAGGAACCGCCACCCGATTCATTTGCCTTATCCCAATCCAGCAATTTATAAGCAAGTCTGCGAACACACTCTTGGCCAACTTCACTTGGTCCGATATAAACCTGTTGGCTTCGAGGTGTCCACTTACTTGCTTCGGTAATGATGCCGCCGAGTTCAACGGCTAACTGTTGTGCTGGTGAGTTCAAAGGCGTAAATGTCATTTGTTAATTGTCCTCGTTAATAATAGAAAATCTGCGTGAAGTAGATACTACCTCAAGTGCCTCTATTACCTGCGTTGGCAGGATTTCACGGGCGCGTTTGGTGTCAAAGCGCTTGGACTCAACAAATGAATAACGAACAACAGGTTTGTTTAAGAACATCCCAGTTTCGTTATCACCCAATGCTCGCTCTATGTGTGCGCGAGCAACATCTGCAACTTCTTGCAGTTCTTTGATCTTGGCAACGGCAGATTTATACTGCTCAAGCCAAGCGGCGGTGTTGGCATCAAAGTCCACCACGCCTGTTTCTATTTCTACGCTCATATTGACCCCCATCAATAGTATGAGTTTTTTAACCAAAAGGCTTTGGCAGCACACGGGCCACCTGAGCCATATTTGCGGCCTATGTAGGCCAGTGCAGCCACGGTTTGAGCAACAGTTGATTTACTGCGCTTCATTCCGAGATTGCGATAAGTACCATCTAACAGTTGACCAACTCCGCTGGCCGTACTGGTCGGATTGTCCTTATCTTGCCAAGCACTTTCTTTTCCCATTATGAATGAAAAGCACTTGAACTGTTCAGTTGTAAGTAGCTCACGAGCCACCTCTTTTGCGTTCACCTGCATCAAGTGCGGGCGTTCTTTGTAAATTACCAATGCAGGTACGGCAGTTGGTGCCATTATTGCCTGAACTGATAGTGAAGTTCCCACGCTAACCACAACGATTAGTGCAAGCCTTCGGATGAGTCTTTTATCTGTTGGTGTAATGAATCTGCTCCTTGTTCAGTTGCTAACCACTTGCTCACAACTCGCTTTGCATAACTAGGCGATGTGTGCAGTTGGCCTGCAATTTCGTTGACAGATAACCCTTTTTTATGTAATTGAATAATGGTAAGTGCCATACCTTTGAAGGTGACACCCTTATCCTTTACAACAACGGCATCTCTATCGGCTGGCGTTGAGCCACCCCAAATACCGTAGGGAATCTGTTTTTCTAGTGCGTACTCCAAACACTCCTTTTCGTGAATACAACTTGAGCAAATAGCTTTAAGTTGGTGCAGTCTTTCTGCCTCTTGTGTGCGGTTATCGGGAAAGAACAAATCCTTATCCTCAACATCTGCACACTTAGCGTTATCAAATCGTGGTAGATCAACAAAGAATTCAAATTGATTCAATGCTTTTCTGCCAACCATTGAGTTAAATCTTGGATTACCCAAGATTTTTCAATCCCAGCATTTCGGCGCTTGAGAATGATGTAATGCAATGGCACCTCGGTTAACCCGCGAGCCTTTGCATAGTTTTCTGCCTCAACTTCGGCTTCACGCCAAAATTCAGGCAAACTTATTGTTTTACGATTCTTGAGTTCAAGAATGTATTGCTTGCCACCAATGATTGCGACCAAATCGCCTTCATCGTTCTTTCCAGCCTTTACCAAACGCTCACATAAAGCACCTGCATTACGAAGCCAACGCATAACATCGGTTTCATATTGTGCGCCTTTGCGCCCATTTGGATTTGCCATTGGATTATTCAACCGCTTTCAGTGCTGGGTAGTTGCCTTGAGCCTCGCGCCCAATGCGTGCAAACTTAACTGCTCGAATCAAATCTTCAGCCAAAATCAACGCTTCTTGCTCACTCATATTGCAAAGCAATGGCGCGTTTTCGCCGAGATTGTCGCGGGCATTATCAAGGTGTTCAAAGTAGCCATCGGCTTTAACTGAACGATCTGCCGAATGGCGCAACAAGTCCAAATCATCTAACTCGTATGCCCCGACAACATCCTGTACCAAATCTTTAACCGCATCTTGTTCCTCTAAATAGAGTGCAATACGCCCGTCAGAATGTGTATGGACTGAAAACAGTGGGTCGCGATTCAATTGCCTTCACCAATCTCAAAAGCTGAAATGATGATTGCGTACAAAGCAATAATGCCAATGAAGCCGCATATTAAGCCTAACCAAAACATTTGATTTTCCTTTCCGTTCAAAGTAGGTCTGCACATACTACACACCTTTGAACAGGGCAACCCGCTAGACTCGCTGAATCTCAATCTGAAAAGGTTGGGCGGTGTTAATGTCGTATTTGGCGGCAATGGTCAAAGCGCACTCAATTGCATCTGTAACGCTTTTGGCGGTGGCACCAGCAATGCCCCTTTCAAACGCTAGGGCATATTGCATAACCCCTAGCGCGTAGGCAGAGCCTGAGCCAACCCCGTAGAGTCCATCAACAGATTGAGTAACGCTGAGATCATCGCCAATTTCAAAGATGTTGCCAGCAAATGCCAAAAGATACGAGTAACTGATTCCTTCTTTGGTGTAGTCAAAACCCTGCAATTTGAACGCTGCAATGATGCTGGGAATTATCTTTTTGCCCATAAAGGTAACTGGATTGGTGCCATCATATGCTGGCGGTGTCCAGTTATAGGTAAGAACATCCCCTGGGCGGCAATCACCGCTTACGGCTAACAGGTACTTTTTTAGCTTCACAATCTTGGGCGTGCTGGGTGAGATGATGCGCTTATCACCATCGGTCACCTGAGAGTCTGCCCCTAGAATGGCAAAATCAGGCCCCTGAAAGGCAATGAGCGTAGTCATTGGCCAAGTGTAGGGCAAAGGGTGGAAAGGCGTGGAAACCCCAGCAATTCCCCAATTTCTTCAGGTTTCCACGCCTTCAGCCGACCCTAACACGCTCAAAAGCCGTTATCAAATTGTGATGTGTCTTGGGGGTCAATGTTGCCTATCTGTATATACAGGTGCTAAGTTTATCTCATTGGGGGAACCGCCCCCAATAGAAAAGGACAAAAAATGTCAGTAAATACAGTATCAATCAACGCAGTTGCAGATGTTTCTATCTCATCAACTGCAGTATTTCAGCTCGGTGAAGTTAAAGAAATTCCATTGAATTACGATTTTTCAGATACAAAAAAAGTAATGGTTAACTACATCAAGTTGGAAACTCGTTTGAGTGTTGGCAATGAATATTCAAATGCAGGTACTTATCACAGTTTCTTTGTTGGTTTTCAATTGATTTTGAAAAATGGAAATCTTGGTGTGTATCCAAAATCAGAATACCTAAAGCGTTCACATCTAGTTCAACTTGTTGGTGAAAATCTTGTTGCTGATCTTGAATCAGCAAATACAGTTGCACTACAAAATCGTTTGCAGGAACTACTTGGAAAGGCAGGTGCATAATGACTTACACCGAAGTTATTGCAAAAGGTTTAGAAGTAGATATTGCAACTGCAACCAAGATTCAAAAATTTGTTAATTACTTTTTTGATTTTCGTTGGAGCGGTTCTTTCAAAAGCGAAATTTGCAATGTTGCAAGAGAGGCATACGCAATGATGCAAGACCCAAAATATTCAAAAATGGTACAGATGATGGAGACAAACGCATAATGAAACTAAAAGATGTTGCTGAGTACCACTTGGAACAAGCAAAAGAAGCAAACTCTTGCAATGAACGCGAGCAAGAGCAATACCACCTTGAGATGCTTTCAGCACTACTTGAAGAACTTGAGGATTAAAATGTCATATAACTGTACCTGCATTAAATGCGGAACTAAGTTTGAGGCAATCGCACGACTTCACGAATGTTTAGAATGTTACGAAATCAGAATGGGGTGGAAATAAATGGGCGCTTACAAAGAGTTGGTAATTGATATTGCAGATACTATGTATCAGATCAGCCGAGATTTGAACGAAGCAAGCGAATCAGGCGATTTTGATGAAATGAAGCAATCATTGCGCAGAGCAATTGTTAACTCTGCATTGACCATTGCACACATTGAAGAATTGGAGCGTTAAAAATGATGTTAATTGATGGCGCTTTATATTGCCAATGCGGTAATGGAATGATTCACAAAGCAAGTATTGGCTGGATGTGTACCGAACACGGCGTTACAGGAAAGGTTGAGCAAAATGATAACTAAGCGTGGCAAGCGTGTACGAGCAATTGCAATTGCAGTTGGCATCATCTTGGTTTGGCAAGTTGCCAGCAATCTTTGGTGGGTTGGCATTGATGCCCCTAGTGCTGAGTTTCTTGGCTGGTGTTGGGGTTCAATGAGTGAGTGCGTGGTTCTATGACCCCATTGCGATCAATTAGGGTTGATGCTGACCTTTGGCAGTTAGCATTGGAAAAGGCCAAGAAAGAAGGAACCACCGCAACTGCTATCATCATTCAAGCATTGCGAGAATATATAAAGTAATTGGGAAACGAAAAACCCCCCGCAGGAACGGCTGCAGGGGGTTTTTCTATGGGGGCGTATTTAGCGCCTAAAAGTTAATCTACATAAGATGCAAGTTCAGCACAAATCGCGGCATAAGCCGCCAAATCAATTGCAGAATCTAAATGCGTTGGCATTGCAGATAGTCGAGCAAGTTTCATTGCTGCCATACATAAAGCTGCAACTTCGGGTGGAACTGCATCCCCTGGTTGTGCCGTTTCAACATATCGTTCTAAAACAATTCCTAATAAAACGCCAATGCGCTTGTGGTTAATGCGTGGTTCATCGTAGGAAACATTGCGATCACCATAAGTTAAGCGTTTGGCCTCATCTAAAACTTCGCCTCTATTCATTTTCCCCCATCTCATACCAGCCATCGCCCCAAAGGGTTAAAAGGCGCTTAAAGTAAGCCTCATATTGAAGGGCGATAGTATCAAGGTTATAGAGCGAAACGGCGCGGTTTCTAATCTTGGCGCGATCTAGGTATTTGACCCCTTCGGCTGCCTGCACGAATTCCTGCAAGGTTCGGCATCTGAAGCCTGAGATTCCATCGGGGTTGTTCTCTGTAAATGCGCCCCAATCGGTTGTAATTGTTGGGGTTCCGCAAGCCTGCGATTCAATTACGACATTTCCAAAGGGTTCAACATAAAGAGTTGGGGCAAATGTTGCTATCGCCCCACCCATAAGTTTAGCTCGTTGTTCAGGTCCAACTGAACCAACAAATTCCCCGTATCCGCTTTGCTCGCCAGGACCAGCCAAAATCAAACGCTTGCCTAAACGCTGGCAGACTTCTTGGGCAATGCGGTATCCCTTGCGATCAATCAAACGACCAATAAACAGGTAATACTCGCCCTGCTCATCTCCCTTGCCATCGCCCAATGGGAACATTTCAGGTTCTAAATACCCTGGGATAACCGCATCATAAAACTGGCCATCTGCCGTTGTTGGGTTTTTCCACCCTGCATAGATTGAGTGCATCCAAGCGTAGGATTCAAATACTCGATACTTGGCAAACACGCCGCCGTAGCCAACGCCAAACTCCACGCTCAAATGATTGGGAAAGGCATCGGCAATATCTTTTTGAGCAGAGCCACCAATGAGGCAGATGAAATCTTCCTTTTGGATTCTTTCCCTGATGCTTTCAATTGCCTTAGTGTTGAAATTCCACCAAAGGCCACCGCTGAATGGGTATTGAGTGTAGTGGGGAACGGTTGCAACCGCCGCCGCCCGTTGATCTTCATTCACGCAAGTAATCAGCTCGGTAACAGGTGCCTCAACGGTTTCGCCTGCATACAAATAAACTTCGTGGCCTAGATCGCTCATCATCATACAAAAGCGGCGCACTTTTTCAGTAAAAGCGCACCCTGCGAACTCTTTAGTTACCTGTGTGTGTGGCAGTGCCACTATATGAAAACGCATTGATTCCCCCAAATCTAGCAATTAAAGAACGAGTGTGTCGGCTTCTTCGGCAGTTAGCGGTTGCCCTGCAACCAACTTAGCCTTTGCGCTGGCCTTTAGTTCAGCCTTTGCCTGCTCTGCAGCCTCTTGCTCTGCTTTTGATGCTTCGTATGCCTGAGCATCCTTAGCGCGTTGAGCAATTTCAGCTTCTGTAAGAGGGCGGATTGTTTCTTCGCCAGTCTCACAATTAACTTCGATTGCCATAGGTGTTTCTGTTGTCATTTTTAGCCTTTCGTGATTCCGTAGAGTGTAGCAGTTGAACCTGATACAAAATTGTTTGCGCATGAAAATGTTATTGATGAAATAGCCGATAGGCTTGCGTAGCAACTGCCGTTAATATAAAAATAACCTGCGTTTGCTGTATCGCTATTTGTTTGACCACCACCACGCCAACTTACTGATTTGAATTTGTTTGTATTAGCATATTCTGAAATGTAAATAAACGAATTAGCAAAAGAACCAGCCAATGCGGTGTTACCTGTAACATTTCCAAGACTTGTTGTGCAACCACTTTGATAGCCAGTTAAATCTCCATTAGCATAAATAGCAGTATAATCGTTATACAAAGTAGTTCGTTTGTAAGAACTTGAAGTGTCACTGTTAAAAATCATAGTCATTTGATCTTCAGTACCTGATTTAACAGTTCGCACAGAATACATAACAACAAGGTCAGTATAAGTTGCTGGGATGCTAGAAAAAGTTGCAGTGCTGGCACTAGTTGAAAAAGCAAGCGTGCTAATTTTTACAAATGTGTCTGCCATAGTTACGCCGCCAATATTCCGTAGAGTGAAATGGTTGTACCTGCTTGGAAATAATAAGTTCCTGCGCCATTTAAGAATGTAAGACTTGTAATAGCGGCGGTATTATCCCACCTACCAATTGAATACTCTTGCAAAGTAAATTCAGTACCTGCGCCAGCATCAAAAGCGTGAATTGTTTTGTCTATGCTTGTATTGCGATAGTTAGGCAAGAAACAATAGTAAAGAGAAAAGTTAGAAGTACCAGTTCCGCCCATTGTTCCGCCAAGATTAATTTCAGTAACAGAACTATAACTAGCAGTATTGGTTGAAGTTGAGTAAGAGCGAATAAATGAATTATTGTAATTAGAGCCACTATCGCCGTTAAAACGAATATGGAAATCTCCACCATAAGTTGCACGACTTCCATTGGTAGAAGCAATAATAAACAAATCTGTGTAACTACCTAAACTTGAAAAAGTAATGCTAGTAGTTGTATTGCTAGTAGCAACAGTTGTTGTAGCAAGTTGTGAGTAAGTAGGCATATTATCCCTTGATTCCGTATAGAGCGAAGTGGGAACCTGAAGCCCAGTTTCCGTTTGCTATTTGAATATCAATCCGAGTCACCGCTGCCGTATTGTTCCAATAACCTGTTGCCTGACCATATCCACCATAAGAGTACCCACCAAATCCTGATAGCGTTGTAATCTTGTTAGTATCTGAATAATCAAAAATTTCACAAACGCCTGAACCAAAATTATTTGAATCAATGTAGCTTCCTGGGAAATCAGGTAGCGCCCAAGAATATGCAGCAGCACCGCTTGAAGCATATAGTGGAGTACTTCCATTAGAAAGCGTATAGCGTTTGCGGTAATTAGAACCAGTATCACTATTGAATGTTACATAACCCTGTTGATCGTATGCGGTGTATGTAGAACGACCTACAATGTGTAGGCGCAAATGTTTGTATGTTTGCGGGATAGATGTAAATGAAACTGTTGTGCCTGTTGGTGAAGCAGCACCAATAAACTCATAAGCAAGGCTATAAGGTGTTACTGAATTACTTGCCGAGCTAGTGGCAGAAGAGCCAAGAGGATTGTTTGATTTACAAGTAAATGTGTAAGCAGTTCCAGCAGTTAATCCTGAAACAGTAACTGGGCTTGTTGAACCTGTACCTGTAATGCTACCTGGAGATGAAGTCATTGTGTAACTTGCAGCACCTGAAACACCAGTAAATGTGATACTTGCCGATTCATTACCAGCAGTTGCAGTGCCAATTGTAGGCGTGGCTGGTACCGCTGATACATCTTGGTTGAATATGCCGTAAAGAGTAAATGTAGAATATTCAACCAAATTACCATTATCGCCAAAAATTGAAACACTTGTAATTGGTGATGTGCTTGAAAAATAATTTGCCACGGCATCTGCAAAACCTACTGATGTATTATTTTCTGTAACCATATCTACTGTGAAAGATTTACTCAATACATTATTTGCATAATTTGGTATATACATTTCAGCATTACCAAAAACATTTGCAGCAGCAGTAGCAGCAGTTGAGCGACCTGCAACAAGAGTAGTTGTTGTGTAAGAACTGGCAGTAGAGCCATTGCCACGAACTGCTCTTACTGTACCTGCCGTTACACCATTCAAAGATACTCCCATAGAATCAGTATCATTAGAACGAGAATCACGCGTTGAATAAACTATTTTTAGATCAGTGTAAGTTTGCGGAATGTTACTAAATGTAATGCTTGCAGCTCCACCTGTACCAACCGTAATAGTTTGTAAGGCTTTCATAGTGTTTGCCATTTATGCCGCCTTAATTCCGTAAATAGTGAAAGTTGAACCTATAGCAAAATTGTAAGACATTCCTAATACATCTATTCTATTGATTGCAGCAGTTGATGCCCAACTTACAACACCTAAAGCAGCAGAATCAGATGCTTCACTAGCGCGATATAAAAAATTTTTATATGTTGATGAATTAGAGTAACTGTTAATTTGAACAGTACCCACAGTAGGAGCAGTTGTAGTTGTGATTAAACCATAACCAACAGTTACTGCTGCATTTCGACCAGTTGATGCAGCAGAACCATTGCCATTAAGTCTAATTCTTGAATAATTAGAACCTGAGTCGTTATTAAAACGAATTCCTACATCTTGTGTTCCGCCTGATGCGCTACTAGCAGTCACTATCAAAATTAAATCAGTATAGGTCGCTGGAATAGAACTAAATGTAACAGTTGATGTAGCAGATGTTAAAGTATTAGTAACAATAGGAGTATAGGTAGAAGCCATTTGATTTACTCCTTAATTCCATAAAGCGCGATTGATGTACCAGAATTGAAATTTTCTCCACCAGGAGTTGCTACAAGTATTTGTGAAATAGCAGCAGTATTAAAAAATGAACTGCTAGATAACGCAATTCTTCCATTACTTCCTAAATTATCAATACCACCTATTGAGCGAGTTGTTTTGTATTTGTTTGTGTTTGTATAATCTAAAATGTCCATAACAATAGAACCTTGAACATTCGCAGATGTTGAATCTCCTGCTAAAAAATTGCCTTCAACATAAGATTGCCCTGTGTAACCAAAAGAAGATGCAGTAAAACCATCTGCAAGCAAACCATGAAAATTGTAACTCGTTCCACTTACTCCGTTAAATCTAATTTTCAAATAGGAATAGGTGTTTGCTACTGCACCACGACCAAAAATACGCAATTGTAAATGAGTGTATGTTTGCGGAATAGATGTAAAAGTAACACTTGCTACGCCACTTGGGTTAAAAGTAGCAATAGACTCATAAGAAGCGGAATATAAATTTCCACTAATACTCGAAGCTACAATTCCTAGAACTGGCATTAGGCAATGTCACCTGTCGCATACCAAGAATCAGTGCCAGCCTTGATGAGAGTAATAACTGAGTATTGCGCTCTTGATTTTGGTGTGGCTGATGTTGCACCTGTTGATGCAACTGTTACTCCACCTGCACCCTGAACTGTAACTTGGCCTGCACCGATCTGAATAAGGTTAACAAGGCTACCAGTTGGGAAAGCAACAGATGAGTTAAGCGGAATTGTGTAGGTTTGAGCTGAAGCATTAGATGCAGTCACAAGATCATCTTTATCAGTTAAAACAAAAGTGTAAGTAGTTCCAGTTTGAGCATTAACATTTTCAACACCGCCAGCACCAGTTGCACCTGTAGCACCAGTTACACCAGTAGGTCCAGTTGCACCTGTTGCACCAACAGGTCCAGTTGCTCCAGTATCTCCAGTTACTCCAGCAGGTCCAGTTGCTCCAACAACACCAGTTGGTCCAGTTGCGCCAATTGGTCCAGTTGGACCTGTAGCGCCAGCAGCACCTGCACTGTAAGCATAAGCCAATGAATTCCAAGCGGTAGCGCCATCACCAATTTTGTATTTAGTGGTATCTGTTTCAAGTCCAATTTCGCCAACTGCAAGTGTTGGATTGTTTGAAGTCCAGTTTGCTGCCGTATCGTGGCGGTTTTGCAATCTTGATGTCATTTTTTACCTTTTCTGATTCCTAGAAAGAAACTGATGCGCCACCCGCATCAATAGTATAAGTCCAACTTGAAGTTGATGAAGTTCCTGCATCATAAATAATGTCGGGATTGATTGAGGAAGTTCCACCATCAAGATAATCAACAATATATGCCGCCCCATTTAGACCTGAAG